CAGGGGGCTAAAGAAAAAACCGCTTGTGGGTGCGGTAAAACCACGCATATGCACACCTTTTCTTAAAGGCGCATCTAAAGTTGATGAAGTCTCTGATCTAGCTGACAAAATAGGTATGCCGCTACTTGATTGGCAGCGTTTAGTGCTAGAGGATATGTTGCGAATAGATGCTAAGGGCGAATTCAGGCGCAAAACTATGGGATTGCTTATTGCACGTCAGAATGGCAAAACTCACTTGGCTCGTATGCTTATCTTGGCTCATCTGTTCTTATGGGATAGCAAAATGGTTATTGGTATGTCATCGAACCGGAATATGGCACTAGATACCTTTAGACAAGTTGCAAACGCTATTCTGGATAATGATTTTCTTAAGGATCAGGTAAAGCAGATTAGATACGCTAATGGCCAGGAATCTATAACCACACTTAAAGGCAATCGCTATCAGATTGTAGCTGCAACGCGAGACGGCTCTCGTGGGCTTACTGCCAACTTTTTATTTATAGACGAATTGCGTGAAATATCGGAAGAAGGCTGGAAAGCGGCCAGACCAACTACTCGCGCTACTGGCGGCCAGACTCTAGTTTGCTCAAATGCCGGAGATGCTTATTCAATCGTGCTAAATGACTTGAGAGAACGTGCTTTGTCATATCCATCGCCTACACTTGGCTGGTATGAATATAGTGCGCCACCGCATTGCAAGGTTGATGATCGTAATGCTTGGGCTATGGCTAACCCTTCTCTCGGCAAGCTCATTGACGAGGAGACGCTGGAAGAAGCAGTAGCAACAAACCCTATTAACAACACAAGAACCGAAATGCTTTGCCAATGGGTTGATTCGATGACCTCACCCTTCACAACTCAGATGGTTACTGATACTTCAGACTCTAATCTTCAAATTACTTTGGGCGGTAATATAGCCTTTGCGATAGATGTATCACCTTCCAAACGCTCAGGTGCTTTAGTAGCTGCAAAACTTAATCAAGCCACCGGGAAGATTGAAATTGGCCTTTTACAGCTCTGGACTAGCGACGTGGCGATTGACGATCTAAAGATGGCGGCAGATGTCCACGCATGGGCGCAAAAATTCAAACCGCGTGTAATTATGTATGACAAATACGCCACAGCTTCTATTGCTCAAAGATTGCAGCAATCAGGGCAGAAGTTAGAGGATTGCTCAGGCCAATCCTTCTACCAGGCTTGCGGTGAATTGCTAGATGCGTTTGTTAATCAGCGTTTGGTTCATTCTGGGACTAAAGAACTTACAGAATCCTGGTTCTCGGTAGGTGCCAAAACTAATGATGCTGGATGGCGAATTGTCAGACGCAAGTCAGCTGGAGACGTAACTAGCGCAATCTGCTCAGCGATGATAGTTCACTACTTGACACGCCCACAAAGCACGCCACAAATATATGTTTGATATATGTCTCGATATATGAGACAATACTTGCCAAATAGGGTAGGATTGGTGTATGGGTTTATTCTCTCGCTTTAGCAGACCACAAGTAATCGAAGCGCAGTATGCACCGCCAGTAATGGCCGACACTTACCAATACCAAATCCCTTACAACTTACTTTCAATAGATCGCATTAGCGCAATGTCTATTCCAGCTGTTAGCCGTTGCCGTAACTTAATTTGCAACACTATTGGCGCAATGGAATTAAAATTAGAATTAAAACGCACTGACGAATACCTGCCTAAACTGCCCTGGATGGATCAACCATCACAGAACCAACCTTATGCAGTTACAATGGCTTACACAGTAGATTCACTTCTATTTTTCGGCGTGGCTTACTGGGAAATTACAGAAGTGTATGCAGACAACGGTTATCCAGCAAGATTTAACTGGGTTGCTAACTCTCGTGTTATTCCTAAATACAATAAAACAAATACTTTTATCGAAGGCTATCAAGTAGATGGCGCAGTTCGCCCTATGTCTGGTATTGGAAGTTTAGTTACATTCCAGAGCATGACTGACGGCATTTTGCAAACAGGCGCACGCAGTTTAACTGCTGCACTTGATTTAGATCGTGCATCTTCAATAGCAGCAGCAACTCCAATGCCTTCTGGCGTTCTAAAGAACACAGGCGCAGACTTAGGCGAATCAGAAGTTCAAGGTTTACTAGCTGCATGGCGCAATGCTCGTCAAAACCGAAGCACTGCTTATCTCACAAGCACACTAGAATTTCAACCTGCATCATTCTCACCCAAAGACATGATGCTAAATGAAGCAAAGCAATACATGGCAACTGAAATTGCAAGACTTTGCAACGTGCCAGCGTATTACATCTCAGCAGACATGAACAACAGCATGACTTATGCAAACGTGCAAGATGAACGCCGTCAATTTGTGTCTCTATCTCTACAGCCTTTCATTTCAGCAATCGAAGCGCGTCTGTCAATGAATGACATAACTCCATCAACTCAGAAGATTTGTTTTGATTTGGAATCAGGATTCCTACGTGCTGACTCAATGGAACGCTTGTTAGTAATTGAAAAAATGTTGGCACTTGGACTAATTACAGTTCAGGATGCAATGGCAATGGAAGAACTATCACCAAACGGGAGTGCGACAAATGCAATTAACCTTCAGTAGCGATATAGAGTGCGATCAAGGCCGCAGACTAATCTCTGGCAAGATTGTGCCTTACGATGGCGAAATCGGACACACCTCAATCGGCAAAGTCGTATTTGAGCAAGGTTCAATTCAACTGCCAGAACCAGGCAAGTCAAAATTACTTTTAGAACACGATGCCAAGAAGCCAATCGGCAAAGCCGTATCGTTCAACGAAACTCCTAATGGCGTTTACGCATCTTTCAAGGTCTCCAACACTAGCCGCGGAACAGACTCACTAATCGAAGCATCAGACGGCCTTCGTTCAGGGCTTAGTGTTGGAGTCGAAGTTTTAGCATCACAACCACGTAACGGCGTGTTGTATGTCCAATCAGCAAGACTATTTGAAACCAGTCTTGTTCAAGCAGCTGCGTTTGACTCAGCAGCAGTAACTAGCGTTGCAGCATCAGCGGCAGAAACCGAAGATGAAGCACTAACCGAAATCCCACAATCAGAAAGTGAGGCCATCTTGGATACTCCAGATGCCGTAGCACCTGAGGCTGTAGTAGAAACCCCTGCGGTTGAAGCCTCACGCCCAACAGTAACAGCAGCAATGTATACTGCTCCACGCCTAGAGTTCACAAAGGAAAAATTCCTAGAGAACACAGTTCGTGCAAAACTCGGAGATGACAATGCACGTCAATATCTCCTAGCAGCAGCAAACACAACAGACAACGCTGGACTCGTTCCAACACGTCAGCTAACAGAAGTTATCAACCCACTTGCAAACGCAGATCGCCCATTCATTGACGCAATCTCAAAGGGTGTTTTACCTGATGCTGGTATGACTTTTGAAATCCCAAAGATTACACAAGTTCCAACAGTTGCAGTTACAGCTGAAGAAGGCACACCATCAAACACAGACTTGGAAGATTCTTATCTTTCAGTTGCAGTTCAGAAGTTTGCTGGACAACAAACATTCTCAGTTGAAATCCTTGATCGTTCTTCTCCAGCGTTCTTTGCTGAACTTGTTAAGAACATGGAATACGCATACGCAAAGGCAACAGATACTCGCGTTGGAGTAGTTATTGATGCTTATGCAACAGACGGTGGAAACCGCACAATGTCAGCAGCAAACCTTCTTGACTTCGTATCAGATGCAGCAGTATCTATTTACTCAGGCACACTAGGCTTTGCACAGAACATCATCGTATCTCCTGCACAATGGGGCGCAATCATGGGTCTTGTTGATGGAAATAATCGCGCAATTTATACTGCGACCCAACCACAAAATGCTGGCGGTAACGCATCACCTACTTCACTACAAGGCAACATCAACGGTTTAAACCTTTACGTTGATCGTAACCTTTCAGGAACAGGCGATGGATCAATCATCGTTGTTAACCCAGATTCTTACACATGGTATGAGTCACCAACATTTAAACTAGAAGCAGCAGTTATCGCTTCAGGTCAAATTAACGTAGCCTATTATGGCTATGGAGCCATTGCCCCTAAGGTCGGTACTGCGGGTGGTTATAAGTGGATGGTTGCTTAATTAGCAACTAGCAAACGTGTTGAAGGGGCTTTGTAGCCCTTAGCCCCTTCAATTTTAATTAGAGAGGAAATCATGCCAGCAACATACGTAACACAGGCCGAACTGCGCAGCGTTCTAGGCATCGGTTCTCTTTATAGCAATGACGTAGTTGAAGAGTGCGCTCAGGCTGCTGAAAACATTATTAAGAGCCATCTATGGTTTAACAACTATTACGCAGCTGCTCGAAGCCTGCAAGATAACTTTGCAACACTTTACTTTCAACAACCTCATGGCATGTATGTTGGCCAAAGCGTAATTATTACTAATGCCGGTTCACCTTTTAACGGCACAAAGACAATCACTGAGATTAACGGCGCAGTCCAAGTATCTGCCCTTAACTATCAAAACTATTCTTTGACGGCTTATAACTATTCCATAACCTATGCAGCCACAGGCGCAGATCAGGTTAAGAACCCAATCCAACCGTTCGCCACAGTAGCGGCTGGCACAAACATAGACTTTGCTACAGTTCCAGAAATTAGAGAAGCATCACTTCTAATTGCTGTTGACATCTGGCAATCAAGACAACTTTCAAATGCTGGTGGCGTATCACCGGATGGCTTTACTCCAAGTCCTTATCGCATGGGGAACACTTTGCTCGCACGTGTACGAGGTTTAATTGCGAATTACTTAAACCCAGGTGGGCTAGTCGGATGACAGTTGCCGTCACAACTCTCCGTTCTACCATTGCAACGGCTTTAAGTAATCCGGCGGTATGGCAGGTGTTCTCTTTTCCACCTGCCTCACCGCTGGCCAACAGCGTGGTTGTAGAACCTGATGATCCTTATATTGTGCCAAGCAATAACCAGC